GAATGCATCGTTTGTTCCCGGCAACAAATTCACCGGCACGTCCTTGTATGGCACATTGTTAGCCGTCTGCGTGGCTACCGAGTGCGCAATGCCATCGGGAACAAACAAAGTAAATGAGGAAGTGATCGCATTCCGGCCTTTAGGAACATCGTCAATATCCGATAAGGTCGCAAGCCAATATTTTGATGGGTCATCATTGAAAGAAACCTGATGGTTCTCACCGTGAAGTATGTCATTGAGCTTATAGAATGCTTGCCGGAACGAAAGATTGTCCGCTGCTGCAAGCCTGTAGCCAACAACAATCTCACGAGAAGGGTTACGAACATACTGGATAAACTCGCCATCTGAATTGCCAATCGTTTGTTTTTCGATTGACTGGCTGAGTAGTTCTCGGCCACTGACTTGCAGGGTGCTATAACCCGGAATCAAGTCTTCAATGTACTGGCCATCTATTAGCATCGCCTCCGCTGGGCGCTGATTATCATCAGAACCCGTGAAGGGCATTGTTTCTCTGAAATCATACAAAATTAAAATAGCCCCTTTCGTCGATTGCTCATTCGTGTCATGCGACTGAGCTCTGTTTGCATTGGGTTTGCGGTTGCACGAGCAACCTCTCGGCCGTCAATGTACAGAGGAACCTCAATCGTTTGCTTGCGAGTGTAGTTGACATCAAGATTTGAAGACAAGGTTGCACCCTGTACACTGTTATTGAGCGACTGCAATGATGCGTCAAAGGGAGAAGTATTCACTGCCGGCATCGTAACTGCAGCACTATCAGCAATAGCTTGTGCCATGCTCGAAACGTTCTTTTGGACATTTGAGAACTTGTCAGTAAGCCCTGCATTCAAGCCGTTCATGATGGCGTTACCGGCAGGTATGAGCAGCTTGGCATCGTAACTGATTGGGCCTTTATGCTTGCGAATCCAAGAAGCAATTCCGCCAACAAAATCGGTGATCTTCCCCCAAACTGCTTTGAGGCCATTGAAGAAGCTATCCATGATGGCGCGTCCAGCGTCAGCCAGGCTAAAATTACGAAGTGCATTGAATGCTCCTTTGATGCCATTAACTATTCCACTTACCATGCCAGTAAAACCAGACCATACAGCCTTAGCACCATTAAAAATACTAGTAGCAGCTCCAATCACAATAGACTTTATATTGTTCCAAGCTGATGAAAAAAATGATGTAATGCTGTTCCACAATCCGGAAAAGAATCCGGGAAGTGCGTTCCAAATTCCCTCGGCTGTGCTGACTGTTCCGCTCCATAGTCCGGATAAGAATGAAGCAACGCTGTTCCATACGCCTTCAGTGGTAGACACAATACCGCTCCATAATCCGCTGAAAAATGACGAAAGCGCACTCCAAATAGCGGAAGCGGCAGATACTGCGCCATTCCAAAGCCCCTCTAAAGCTGAAACCAAAGTATTCCAAACAGTCATTGCATAAGTTTGAATAAGGCTCCAAATACCGGAGAAATACGTAACAAGACCATTCCAGATCTGTCCAGCGGCGGAAACAATGCTGTTCCAGATAAGCTGAAGATCAGCACTTAACTGTGTCCAATTTCCAGTAAGCAAATCAATGACAATAAGAATGGGGCCCATAATAACTGCTTTAAGCATGTTCCAAACACCGGTAGCAACTTGGACAATCCCATTCCAAATTGTCGTCAGAGAACCGCCAAAGGTTGACCATACAGCAGTGGCTACTGCAACTATTCCATTCCAAAGAGTCGTGAAGAATGTGGATAGCGCGTTCCAAACTGCCGTTGCTGCGGTAACAGCACCTTGCCAGATAGCTGAGAGAGTGGTTGTGAATGCTGTCCAAGCAGCTGATGCCGTGGTCGTAATCCCAGTCCATAGATTGCTGAAGAAACTAGTAATGCCACTCCAAGCTGTTTGAATACCACTAATTGCAGATGTAAACGCACCCGATATAGCATTCCAAACAGTTTGCGCAACTCCTACAAGTCCTTGCCAAGCTCCTTGTAACCACGAAACAAATCCCGACCAAAGTTTTTGACCAGTTTTTGTTTGAGTGAAAAAATACACCAGACCAGCAACCACTGCTGCAATCCCAGCAATCAAAAGTACCCACGGATTCATGCCTAAGATCAATCCAAACGCTTTCCATACACCACCAGCCGTTTTTACGATAGTCCCGAAGTTAGTGATAACGGATATAACGCCTCTAATAGGGCCAATCATTTTGGAAAAAACACCGAGAACGCTCGAAAATCCGCCGATGGCTAATCCAATTACTTTGAAGGCCCCGACAGCTCCAAGGATCGCCGCAGCAAATGATTTAACGATGTCGTTAGCAAACGCTGCTTTAACAATAGCTGCAATTGGCTTCAAAACAGCTACTACTCCGCTTAGAGCGCCCTTAACACCGTCAAAAATTGCTTTCCACGGTAAATTAGCAATAAAGTCCCCAACGGTAGTCATCGCTTCCATTGCTGCTACTCCGAAATCTGTAACAGCTTGTTTGATTCCGTTAAATATTCCCGACATTTGCCCATTACCGAATGCCGAATTAAAAGCATCTCCGACCTTTTGAGCAATACTAATTAGATTGACAAATGCAACATTGACTAAGCTACCAACTAGGCTCCAAATGGTTTGTAAAATGGACCCGACTCCTTGGAGAACGGAACTGAGCCCGCTCATCGAGTCGCCCTTCCCCAAGCTGCTTAGTTGTGTCTTGATATTCAAAATCAATGCCGAAAACGGAGAAAAGAAATTACCGATTGATGATATAACAGAATCAAAATTAATTGCGCCAATCTTATCAATGATTCCGCTAATAGCTCCGACAGCGACTTTAGACATTGCCTGCCATGCAGGCTGAAGCTTGTTTGCCAGTGTTTCCTGAAGTCCGTCCATTGCCTCACCGACAGTCTTATAACTTGTGGCCATCTTCTGGAAAGCCTTGCTGTTGCCTGCCTTTTCGATACCATCAAAGAACTGCTGCGTGCTTATTTTGCCGTTTTGAACATTCTGAACCAGTTCTTTGGTGCTCATGCCCATTGCTTTAGCAACGGCTGCCATGCCTGCTGGAGTCTGTTCAAGCATTAGACGGAAATCAGCCCACTGCACCATTGGCTTAGCAGCCATTTGTGTGCCTTGCTCCATCAATGTCTTCATGGCTTGCTTGGGATCATCAGTAGCAGCAGCTAGGCCACCCATACCTTTAACAAGACGGCCAACTCCTTTTACACCTACTGATGAAAACTGCGCATAGGCAGAAGCCATGTCAGATGAACTGTAAATGGTCTTCTGAGCATATGATTGCAATGACTTTTCAATCGAGGAAATCTGCGCAGGCGTTTTACCCAGAAACTTCATATTCCCCTCAAACGTCTGCCAAGCTTTGCTTGATTCGTCTAGTTCTCCTACCATGCTTCTCACACCATTGCCAATAGCCCCTACCACTTTGACAAGACCTATAGCTCCAGCAATTTTGCTAACGGTTGATACAAAATGTCCCGCTGGCTTTGTCGACTTTTCAAAGCTATCGCCGATCTTTGACGCAGAACTCGCAACATTCTTGAAAGTCCCCGAAAAGTTGCGGTCAACGGCGGATAAAATCGCTTCAACACTAAAACTGTCAGCCATGTGATCCCTCCTTTCTTTCAGATAGCGGAATGATTTTGCCTTCGCGCTTCAAACGCTGAAATTCGGCCATCCGTTTTGCGAACACTTGTGCTCTAGTCTGCTTGAGTTGAGTTGTGCTCATCTGTGACACTGCATAATTGGGCTCATAATTTGATCGCACGTTATCAATAGCCGCTTTCTTATCAAAGAAATCATCAAACGTCCTGAACTTCGGCTTAGGATTCTTGCTCCCATTTGTTGCCTGTACTTGCTGGTTCATCCATGCTTGCTGTGCAATCTCGTTCTGTCTATCGACTTGCTTAAGCTGATAGGCTTCCATGCGCAGTTCGTATTCAACAAGCGTCATGCGTTCAATTTTCCAAATATCAGAAAAGCCTAGATAGGCAAATGCGTTTAACAAGATCTCGTGATATGTTTCTTCACTACTCTTTTGAACGCTTTCGTCCTCATCTAGGCTTTCATGTTTTTTGCTACTGCTTTTACTGCGTTAGCACTGTTCATTTCATTTGCAACTTGCTTGAATAGCGAATCTAAGTCTGAATTGCTGTCAATAAAGTCATCGACTTCATTAGCTGACGGGCGTTTCTTAGATGCCACGGTGGCTGAATAAATGGTGTCTGCTAAAACAGCAGCATCGTATGCATTCAGACCAGCTAGTGCCTTTGCAACACCCATGCCAAAGTTAATGCCATGCATGACGGCACCCATATTCTTATCCATTTCTCGAACAAAGCGGACGCCAAAGTTAAGTTCGTATTCTTTACCGTTAATGGTTAATTGCATGATTTAAAATCCTTTCTTTTAAAGCCGCCCGGGTTTAACCCGTACTGTGACTTTCTTAGGCGACTTGCATCAATTAATTAAACGTGCGAAGTGGTTGTAGTGGTGGTAGTAGTTGTTTCGCTCGTACCTGGGTCTTTATCAGAATCCCACTTGACACCACCGCCGGTACTATCAAGGCTAGTGACCTTGCCAACACCAAGGAATACGTAATCGACCTGTTCCTGAGTTTCGTCATCGAGAGTTGTCCATCCGCGTTTAGGCGTGCCATTAACTGAGAATGTGACATCGCGAGTAGAGTGATCATCAGGGTCATTGTCGCTGCTGTCTTCTTGCACCGTTACCTGCATGTACCATGCGTAATACTTGCCAGCGGAATTCTTACGCTTGCGGTAGAGAATCCAAAAGTCGAGCAATTCGCCGTCAAACAGTGAGTCATACATTACGTCTGCAATTGCAGACGTGTTGTTCAGGAACTCGACTTCAAGATCGGTACTTGCAGAACTACGAGTTGCTACATTGCCGTCCTTAGTAACAGTAGAATCACTGTCAACAGACGGGTCAAAGGACAGCGAAGTCTGCCAAGGGATGACTTGGCCACCAACCTTTGCTTGATCGCTATGCTTGCGAGCCAAGGCAACAACGTCCATGCCTTCTAGCACTTTTAATTCATTTGCCATGTTATGGCCTCCTATAAAATATTTAGATTGAGTATCAGCGTGGCTCGGTTGAGAATCGTGTCAGGGACACTCTGGTCTTGTGTGAACTCTTTTGACTGATCTTCTACACGTCCATAGAATCGGTAGTCATCGGTTAGCACTTGTCCAATTGCGGCACGAAAAAAGCGCTCTGCCATATCAGATACGGTGAAACGCTGTTTTTTGTCGCCCCAGATGTCGATGGTGATTAGCACATTACCGTTGAGTGACGTCTTTGTTGCAGTAGGAACAACTTGAATATCGCCAACAATGACGAAGGGATATGGGGCGTTCTCCTGCTGCATGGGCAAATGATCGTAAGTTTTGTACCTAGATGATTGCGAAAACGCATAGAAGTAGTCGTAGAGTTCTTGCTCTGGTGATGTGATTTGAATCACCTACTTTGCTGTTTGTTTAAGCTGATTAATAAACTGCACTTTCTGATAAAGGAACGCAGGCTTCAATACAGGACGTGCCCGCATGAATCGAGTTCCATTTTCGGTGTATGGGTTGTATTCCATTGACATGCCAACTATGCCCGTTAGGCCGCCAGCTTCAAGCGATAACTTGATACCACGCTTTGTAGCACCAGTAGGATGAGCATACACTGTGCCCGTCATTTGCTGAGAACGAGTCTGGAGCTGTGCTGTCTGCTGCTTGACGATTTGCTTGACAACGTCCATCTTTGCTCGCTTAAGCAGACCCGCTACCAATTTGTCCATGCCTTTTATCTGCATGTTATAGCTGATGCTGGCTTTGCTCATTTCTTCTCACCCACAATCAAAGTAGCGTTTTGGAGAGGATCCCGAGAGGTATTGAGAGCGTAATGTGTTGCATCATCATCAATCGTTAAATAGCTCCAATTGACGGTGACTGGCTCAGCTAAACGGATTACTTTTGCTTTTTGAGCATAGTTTCCGAATAGCTGAACGCTCTTGTCTGTTCCCATGTCGGTGACGCTGGCAACTGCAGTTGCCACCTTTTTCACATCACCGTATTGATGTGTTTGCGGATCATATTCTTCATCATCAAGCCAGAATGTAACCTCATGATCTAACCGCATATGATCACCTCTTTGGATAGCCAGAAATGAAGCTGATGGTGCCAAGAGACTTAGCATTCTTCCCGTTGGCTTCTTTCCAGTCATTGATGTCGTCAGCAAAATCATCGAAGTCATTAGACTTGAAAGTGAACGACTGGCCTTCTTGCTCGTATGACGTCATTCCTTCGTTCTTACGCCTGTTGTAGCGTCTGACGCATACTTCTAGGGCAATGTAGGTCAACTCACTAGGAAAGGCCTCATCCGTTCGCAAACCGAGCTTAAATCGTAAGGCTTGCATGGTATTTTTGATGATGAGATTAAGCACACCATCTTGTGCGTCAGTTTTGATTTCCATCATCGTCTTCAAATCTGCAAGTCTTATTGGATCGCTTTCTGCCATCACTTCACCGCCTTTATTGCTTGAGCGTACTTGTATGAGCACTTCAACTTATCAACGAAGCTAAGGTCATCACCAAACGGGACTCGGTCGGTGTACTTGCCCTTAAAGAAAAGATCATGCATATCACCGGTAACACCAGCATTGTGCATGATCTTGGTTTCATTCCACCGCTTGACTGGATCGGTAGCCCAACAAAAATCGAGCTCATCACTGATGACGGGCCCAATGTTGAAATACATCATATTCCAGAGTTGCGCCCACATTTCAGCGGTCCATTTCTGGATATCGCTGTCGACCGTTTGCAGGTATTTCCACAGTCGGTTGCTGTCGGCATACACCTTCCGCCAGTATTCAGCTGACGGGTGACTGATGAGCCACTGAGCACCGCCAGAATTGTGGTTGATCGTCTCAAGCGAAGCTACCGTAACGCCGACAATGTCAGCCATGCGTTTCAAGATTTCTTCTCCGTGTTCGCACTGCTTGATATAGTCAACGCTGATATAGCTAAGCGTGTTGCTACACAGCCAGCGATCAGACTTTGCTTTCAGCTTGCGAAAGTCTGGCCGTTTACGGAAGATCACATCGCTATCGAAGTAGAAATAGTCCTCTTTTTCGCGTTTGGGGTCCTCAGCTAGATACTGCCACCACAGCCAAGGCTTCACAGACGGAATATATTGCCTGTCTGAGCGCTTGTCCGTATACGTGTGTACTTCTACTCCATATTTGCTGGCAAGCGTTTCTGGCACCTTATAATCATGCACGGTGAAGAGCAAAACGACATCTTTCATGTCAAACCCGACACTTTGCAGATTAGTTAGGCAGACTTCTAATTCCCATTCGAATCTCTGAATAGCGGGTTGACACAAGATGAGTTTCATTCTGTCCTCCAATCAGCCGCCCGGTTTCCCGTACTGTCCTATTTCGATAGGCGACTTGCATCAATTGATTAAACGTGCGAAGTGGTGGTGGTAGTTGTTTTGCCTGGAACGAGCACTTTGGCTTGTAAGACGTTCTCAGCTTCTGGGAAGCTAGGAAGCGCGGTGGCTGCCGCCTTTTCCCACGTTGCAATTGGATCTTGCGTAGTCTCGTAAACGGTGGTAAACACATTGCCAACAGTGCCCTGTTGAACACCCGGAGTTGAAATCAGTCGGGACTCTTCAGGGGTAGGACCATAAACGGTTTGCCCGAGCTGGTCATCACCAAAGGCTACCAAAGTGTCTTCTGGGAAGTACCGTTCAACGGTATAGATGCCTTTGGCTCCCTGCTTACGGTACTTGGCATCATACGTGACAATAGTTGGCAAGCCGAACGACTGCATAACCGCATTGAGACTGCCAACACTAGGCAACAGGCCTGCTGTCTTGAAGTAGTCAGCAAATGCTTTACTCCGGATCAGGGCAGTTTGTACCTTGGAAGAAGTCAAGATTCGCGTTGGCGCGTAGTCGAGCAGTGCAAACCAGTCTTGCAAGTCCTTAATCGGATCAGCACCATTTGCATCCCAAGAAGTAGTTGCGGTAACTTGGTGTTCACTTGGAACATGGTAATCAACATCGAAGTTGAGATTGTTCTCATTAATGGTGATCTTACCAGTTGCCAAAGCCTCCATGCGCATCTTTTCAACGCGTGCATAAACACCTTGAACCAAAACATCCAAGTCGTTGTACACAAGGCTGGTCAGGTAGTTCTGTTCAGCCGGTGTGCGCGGATTGCGTAATGCGATCAGGTCCTTTTCCTTAAGCTGCATCTTGCGTTTGATGTAGCCAAGTTCAGCGGCCTGAACGCTCGCTTCACGACTGCCAATCTCCGCTTCCGTATCGAATGCAGAAATAGATGCCACGATAGGCGTCTTAGAACCACCACGAAGAAATTCAAAATCCAACTGATTAATTTTGGTTGATGGGAACAAGGTGTCCCCAAGTAATTGCGGATACTGGCGGTTTTGAACGTAATCAAGTACCGTCTTTTGATTAAATAAATCTAAAATAGCTGGCATAAGTTAATCCTCCTTAGTCAGAAACGTGGCTGAATTTGATTTCTTTCAGCGCAGTGATAGCATTACTGGACGGCTTGACTGGCAAGCGAGCTGCGTTCACATATCCTTCAACGATGACGCCTACGGGCTGAGAACCCTCACTGACATCAACATCATTAATGGTCACACCGACTGCCGTTGCATCGTTCTTTGGATAGATAGAACCTGCTGGCAATACACCTTTTACGACACCATCAGTTGAACTGTCGGCTTGGTGAGTGAACGAAACGAATTTCTCGCTATCCAAGAAGTTGATCTCAGATGCGGTTACCTTTTTACCTGCGTACATAAAAGTACCTCCTTATTTTTGTTTCCATGGGTCGTTGACAACTTGGCTCTGCTGATTCCGTTGTTTAGCAAATGCCGCGCCCGGAGTCTCCACCTTTGACCCGTGATCCTTTGGCGTGCTGCCCTTAAGCAACTCTTGACGAACACCTTCAGCCACTGCCTGATCATGCGCAATGAGCCACTTTACATTCGACTCAGTAGATTCTGCCTCTGGCGTTACAACGTGCTGCAAATCGTCCTCAGTGACTGTCAGCTTGGCGTCTTCAAACATCGATCGAGCCTGTTTGCCCATCTCGTATGTGGCAAGTTGTGACTTTAGTTCGTCTCGCTCTTTTTGAGCCTTTTCTAGCTCATAGTCCTTCTTCTGGTCGGCATTCATCTTGGCCAGCTTTGCGGCCTCGTCAACAGCAGCTTGTTTCTCCTTCTCGGCACGAGCAAGACGTTTTTTAACAATATCGTTGACTTCCTCGTCCGTGTAGGTATGCCGATCAGAGCTTTCATCAGAACTGTCTTGGCCATTTTCCGAGTCTTGAGCGTTGGCGTCATTGTCACTTTGAGATTCGCCGTTTTGCTGGTTCTCTTGACTACCGTCAGCACCAGTATCTTCAGCGAAAAATTGCAAATTCATTGGCATTAAAATCTTAGGAATCATGTTCAGAACTCCTTCCACAGCTTTTTAGACGGATCAGGCTTGCGTCTTAATTTACCGGAGCTTTTATAGTCGATCACGCTTGGACTTGATGGCATAAAAATAGCCGCTAGCTGCGGCTTAGAAATTATTTAGCTTCATCACCCGGTGCATATGCCGCAATGGAGCATCGGCAGTTGGGGTGAACTGGAATATCTGGCACATCGTCTACACGATAAATGCCTCTACCAGTTCTACCACCTTCTGAAATCTCCTTACACACATCACACGCGCTTGGTTCAGCCACCCATTTGCAATAGTCATAGCCAAACTTATTGAAGCTATCTAATTGCGCCTGTGTTTGAATTCGAGCTGACTCAGTACGTGCAATTCGTTCTGTCACATAGCGGTGATTGTTAACCGTTTCTGCCACTTGACCGCGTAACTTACGAGCAATCTTTAGTGGGCTCTGTCCTTGAATGGTGGCGGCAGTCAATAGCTCGTCCAGTTCGGCCTTTAGAATGTCTTGATTGATCCAGATGCGCTGTGAGAAGGTGTAATCTCCCTCTCGTTTGGAGAGCAATTTGGCTAAATCAGTGTAGCCGCCCTCAGATACCGTCTCTCCGAGTATTCCAGCTTGCCGTTTGATCTCGGATTGATAATCCTTACTCAGCTTGGAAACAAGATCGGCGTTCACTTTCATGTGTGCATCAAGCATTTCTTGACCAATCTCACTCTTGAGCATTTCTAAGCGATTAATGCGCATGGTAGCGTTGTATAGCTTGAGACGATCATTGACATCCTTGCTAAAGTCGGAATATTTGAGCGGTTCACCGTTGTACATCTTTCTAGCATCATCGACAATCGACTTTGCTTCCGCTTGATAAGCTTTAATATCGGTGGCCATTACTGCTTGACGCGCACCGGCCATACTGTCGTTGCTATATGCGGCATACTTGGCAAGCTCTGAATCAATATCCTTTTGAATGTTGGTTAAAGCTTTGTCAAAATATTCCTGAATTCGGGCATTGAACGCCTCGTCATTCTTAAGGTTATCGACAATCCATTTCCGTTCAGCGGCCGTTCGCTTATTCCAGTAGGCAGAATTACTCGCTATCTGTTGCTGAGTCGTTGTTGTCATCATTGCTCCCTCCATCAGTCGAAGGCTTGCCGTCTGGGGTCAGTTCAAATCCTTTGCCCGCATCTCCCAGAATCTCGGCAGCTTTCTCCTCATCAAAGGGAAACGCGGAAGTAAGCATTTGAATAGCTGATTCTCTTGGCAAAGCATGTGAGGCAACCTGCTGCACGATTGAAATCATAGACGTGATCTGAGATCCATTAAGGCTTACTTGCTGAACAGTCTTAGCATCTGTGCCGCTGGCATCGTCACCATTCATGAATTTCTGGAAGTCTGGACTTGATGGGCTGTTAGTAGCAGCGTCCTTTGCTTTCTGGGCAGTCTCGTCAGCAATACGTTTAATTTCAGCCTTAGGATCATCGACAAACGATAAGGTACTCAGCATGGTTTGATCTGATACAAGCCCTTTGAGTTTAGAAGCCGCGTCCGCTTCGTCGGTAATGTTCTCCGGAAGATTTCGCGTGAATGCGAAGTTAAGCTTTTGCCAGTCATCAGATTTACTTTCTGGAAGGATTGTCCCAACACTGAATGCAATCTTGTAAAGGGACCGGAGTGACTGTGTGAACTTACGATCTTGATTGGCCGCTAGGTTCCTCATTGGTAGCAATTTGTATTGCAATGCAACACCAGAGCTATTGCCGCTGAATGCTTCATCGTTCAAGTTTGCAACCATGCTGATCTGATAGATCATGCTGATGAGGCGGTCAATGAGGTGCTCTTGAATGGCATCGCCATCAGGCTTGGTAAGAAATTCAGCTACGCCTTGAGCAGAATCAGCGTCTGGCGCATAGATGATTTGGTTGCCGTTAAGATCGAGTTTGGGGTTACCATCATCGTCTTCATCAAGTTTCAGACCCTTGAGAACCAAGTACGCATTGTCAAAATACTCATTCTGGTTCGCCTTCTGGCTTAGCACCTTGTCTAACGCATTGATGAGCGTCTCGACGTTTTCAAAGATGCCTTGACGCTCGGTGTTCATGAAGAACTCAACTGCTGGTACTTCGTTAAATGGGTTAAATCCGTCTGTCCCTTCAAGGCGTGTCATATCAAGTCCGTATATGCCGTCTCTCAGGTATACCTTTCCGGCCAACGTCTTGTCTTCATCATGCCAATACATGACAAACGCAATGGCTTTGTGCGCTACCGTGTCATCATAGACAATGAATGAATTGATAGGCGAGCTGTACGCAATACACGTCTTGCTGTCTTCGTCCTGATACAAAAAAGCAAGCGCCCGTCCGTAAATGGATGCTTGCTTGCTGATCTCGCTTAATTTGTCCTGAACGCTGTTCGTATCGTTCCACTCTTGCAGCACGGTGTTGTCCTGTGTGTTGTCGAGCGTGATCTTTGGTGGAATGCCAATGTAAAACCCATTGTAGGTATCCACGATATAATGAGCCAAGTTACCAACAAGACGATTGTCTGGCCCATGATCCTTTTTCGCATCATCAATAATCTGGTGCTTACCGAGGTACATTTTCTTTGCTGGAAGGTACTTGTTTTTAGCTAGATCATCATTGGCGGTAATAAACGCATTGATGTCATCGCCAGTCAGCTCTTCATCAGTCGGGAAAATAAACACATCTCCGTCTGTGATTGAGCCTTTCCCTTGAACTGTTAATATGATGGCCACCTCCTTAGAAGTATTTGCTTGTGTTCTTGAACGTATGAGCTGCATTTCTCCGTTTGATTACCTGCATGACAAAATACCTCATGGCGTCCATTGCGTGGTCATGTGCCTTGACCACTTTGTCTTCACCCTTTTGACTGGCCTTGTCATCCCACACATAAGAAGCGAACTCTTTGAACAGATTAGTTAGCCCAGGTGTGAACTTGATCTCACCAGAGTTCATAGCTGTTTGCGTTTCTCTAATGCCGTTTAGCACATCGTTATCAGCTTTAATAACTCGATACCGGCGTTCTCTCAATTTGGTAATAAATGAAGCCGCTGATGGATCAACAATCACTTCACAGCGTATGTCACCGACAAATTGGCTGAAATCCCGAGCGTATTCATCATCTGTCTTCTGTCTGCTGCTATGCCGTCCATCGTAGTAATACTCTTTGAGGCAATACCAAACAGACCCACATTTACCCCAAAGTAAGAAAACTGTGGGGTTCTGTGTGCCATAGTCAACACTGACATAGTATCGGCTTGGCTGCTGGCTTGGATTGCTGACCATCTCGTCTTTATTGAAGTTGTCGTAGACAATTCCATCAGCCAGAACCCATTGTCCCAGAATATATCGCTGGTAAAACACTCCTGAGTACATATGTTCGTACCTGTCAATAACTTCATCGCTCAGGCTTGGATTGTCCGTCATCACAAAGTGGAGACGCAATGCGCGTTTATCGTCTGCTTGATCAATCCAATCAGTCTTGAACCAGTGATACGGGCCCTCTGGGTTCATATTGAACCAGTATTTGCCGCCAGTAACGGAAACACGCGCTGTCGCTTGATTGACAAACGACTGTGGCATGAGAGCTGCTTCATCAAAGAACATTCCGGCAAGTGTGATCCCTTGAATCAGATCTTGGCTGCTTTCATCTTTACCGCCGAATAAATAGTAGAGGTTGGTTCTTCCATCAAGGCTGATTTCCAGCATGTTTTCTGAACGCCGATCCACAACCGAGAATCCCACTTGTTGCAACGTTTGTTTGAGTGGCCTAATCACATTTCGGCGCAATGATCCAATGGTTTTGCCGGCAATGCCAAATTGCTCGTGGTCAAACATAATCATGCTCCACAGAACATAGCTGATCGACATCGCAAACGTCTTTCCGGAACGCACAGCACCATCAGCAATGATTGTCTGCTTGTCTGGATAGCGGCGCCACCAGTTGATGATGTCTAACTGTTTCCCTTTGAATTGATCAATCGGGGTTGTCATTGACATCATCGTCCTTTGGAATGCTTTCATCAATTGCGGCTAAAAGCTTGTTCAGTCCTCCATATTGGCCTTCTGGAGTGCGGTAAGCGCTAGCTTTTGCTTCCGTGATGTCAGCCTCAGCTTTAGACTTGCGAACCTCTTCGGCCACTTTTTCGGCTTGTGCTTCGTTCAATCGCTTGAATGCTTGATCACGGAACAGCTCCGGCTTGCGATTCTTCAACCAAAATATTTGGGCTGAGGTATCCGGTGCCAGTTCGTTCTCATTGACCATTATTGGTATCTTTTCGTAAGTAGGAACGTTCTCAATTGATGCTTGAACAAGTTCCTTCCTAGTGAACTCTGGATGATCAATCTGATGTTCATTTCGCCACCTAGCTCTTTTTGCCTCCAATACGTCATCTCGAATAGGAACCATTTTATAAGTCGTATTAGTGATGGTCATGCCTAAAGCCCTTTTGACTAGTGAACCAGCAACCATTTGATCAACAACTTCTTTTCCTCTCTTTAGGGCGTCAGAAATGTCAGAATACTTTTTCTTCCAGTCATAAAGTGTTGGCCTCTTGATACCGATGTTATGGGCTATTTGTTCATCAGTGAGGCCGTCTCGGGCCCACCCTTCTATGAGAGCCAGTTTTTCTGGTGTCTGCCACTCTTGATATTTCCCTTTAGCCATCACATATCACCACACCTTCCTTCCATTAAAAAAGCGGTAGCTAGTTAGCTATCGCTGGTTATAATTCATTAAGCTGTTGTTACTCCTGGATTGTCTTTACTAGGCTGTTTCCTCTTATCAGCCTTGGTCTTGTCCCGCTGTTTTTTCAACTTGTCCTTGAGGTTCTTATAGACGTCTTTTGGTGACGGCAAGTGGAATGCCACAGTATCCACCCCCTTTTTGACAAGCATACCTTACTTTCAGGATGTGCGTATCCGCCTCGCGTCTTAACTTGATTAGAGCGTGAACGGACAATTTCTCTGTCAATCTTGCCGATGGTCCACGCTTCAACTTTCGGCATGTAAACGCCGTATTTTGTTGTAATCATTTGAGCCATGAAATCACCTCACACATAGTAAATGGCACGGGTATCATGATCGCTGTATTCGACCAGCTCAAACGTTTTGTGAGCAACCACGCCAATGTCATCAGTCCACTGATCGGTTGGCTTGCGCGTTGACACTTGACGCTGAACGAATCCGCCTAGGTCTTTGCTCATCTCTGAATGAAGATGTCCCGTGAACAGTTCGCGGTTCTGTGCTGTGCCTAACATGAAGCCGAACTCATCAAGATATTTTGCAAGGTAGTTGTTCTTACCCTTGTCTCCGTGAGTGGCACCAATGAAGTTGTGGCCAAGCATAGCGCCTTTGTAATGCTTCAACGATATGTCCCAAGTAATGTTTGTTTGGTTGCTGTAGGCGCGTTTCAATAACCGTGCGAACATATATCCAACTGACGGATCATGATTTCCGGCACAATACATGACCTCACACTCATTGGCGTTCTTAATGATTGCTTCAATCAGTGTCTCGAAGTATTGCTCCATTTCGTTAACGGTCTCGCCTAGGTCAGTTGTTTCGAGCTGTGTGCCCTTTGCTGTGGTTGAGTTGATATTGTCCACGTGAGCTAGATCACCGCCCAGAATGAGCAATATCTTTGCGTATTGGCCGCGTTGAATGATCTCTAGCTGCCGTTTAAGAGATTCAGCATAGACGTCGAATGTGTGACCATTGAAATGCGTGTCAAATGCAGGAATGACTAAATAGCGATCTGATTCCACAAAAATAGGAGCCTTAGCTTGGTATGGCTCCTTGTGTGTGATAATGTCATTCATCAATGATTCATATTGTTCTGCTTCAACTAACGGCCTAATTTGTATCTTGCTTTGATACAATGTCGCTTCAGGCGTCTGCTTCCAAAAATTACTTGTGGCACGCAAAAGTTCCCATTTGGTGTCATCGTACCCGTGAGCTTCCAAAACCTCTCTAGGCGTCATTTTGTGACCCCTGACAACCTTTAGAATGGTTTCACTGGATTGTGTTCCGTCTGAATCGTATTCATTCTTCAATGGTTTTTGGAACTCGATGCCAAGCCGTCTTGCTTTGCCCTGAAGCGCATCATAGCTAATTCCGAGTTTTTCAGCCGTTTCTCGTCTGGTAAAGCCTTCAGAGGCGAGCTTCCTAATGTCACCGATCTGTTTATCTGTCCATTGCATCTACTCGCCTCCTGAAATATAATAATTGTGAGCCACATGCAATCATGTGCTGCTCTTTTCATTTTTATTCCTCAGGCTCTCGGACTCGTCCCCGAGAGCTTTTTTATGTGCCTATTATAAGTATTGTGTTACAATGACTTAGTGAGTTCATTCTCACACTTCAAAAGTGATTGGCCTTCGTTTTCCCAGAGCGAGGGCTTTTTTGTTGCACAAAAATAGCACCTCACCGTTTGGCGGAGTGCTATAGTCTGGTGCCTACTCCTAGGGTTTACCAGACTTGATTCAATATCGCTGGTCGGGATTTGCACCCGACATGATGTGCACGCTGGTCTCTCTAACACGGTTGAACCCAATCATCTACGTGTCCTAGCGTCTACCTATTCCGCCACAGCGATCCGCTCGCTCTCCCAGTGTCAGATGGGGTCATCGCAAGCTGCGTCCGGTCGCTAAACTGGACAATGTGGCATGCGGGAATCGAACCCGCCTGACTATCTCAGCCATTCCTCATTGCCACGCCTTGCCACAGCTTTATCATCACCATGGCTCGGAGGAAAAATGCGGTGTCTCAGGTTTCTCACCTTTGGCACAATACAATCATAAGACGTTGACTATCCGCGAAGTGTCCGCTCTTTGTCCGCAAAGTGTCCGGTCTAGAAATAAGTAACAATTTCTGTAGGAAAAGGTGGCCAAAGCTCGGCAAAAGCACAAAGCGCCTCTTTTTTTGCATCATAATACGCTGTATGCCCATAGCCAAGCCGCTGCTGAATAGCAACATCCTTCATTGGTTGGGGAAGCAAGTACGCTAATTTAATGATCTTTGCCCAGTTTGGGTCTTTACTTACGTTCGGCATCGCCTTGTTAACAATATAATCGCACTGTGCTACTAAATCCTCGTCATCAAGAGTATTAATTATTCTGTCCTCATTACGATTAGAAACAGTATCATTTCTAGGCATTCCATCAAGAGTGGGCGATTGAATTGATACGGCACCACGCAAAGTTTTTGACTTAGCCCGAGGATATTCTAGTAAAATACGTTCAGCATTGGCGGCTGTTTCATCTCGATCTTGTTTGCTTCTCTTGCCAAAGTAACTCGTTGCTCGCACCACTGCGTCCACTCCTTATGGTATAATTGATTTTGTAAAAGTTTGGGGAAACGGCGTGCCGTAATGGTGCGCTTTTTTATTTGCTTTCAGAAGGCCGAATGAGCTCCCATGGATCAATCCCAGCTCCATATGCGATTTTGTCTAAGGTGTTAAGTGAAACACTGCCATTCCCAGAGATTACATATTCAAGCGTGGTGATGGGTATTCCGATCTCTTTTGCATATTTGGCTTGTGTCATGCCCAGATCGTATATATTCTTCCTAAGGTTTTTGGCCAATGCTTGTTTGCTGTCCAAATTATTCGCCTCCGTCCTCATTTTCGGTGTACCAGTCGTCATTGCTTAATAGCCAATAGCTTATCTCCCTGGCTTGCTTGTAAATTGGGTCGACACGTGCAGTCATCGCGTCAGTAGTCCATTTAGACCAAGCAATGTCGTGCAATAACTTAGTTGCAAGCTCAGCCTTGGCACATAGCTCGCCTTGAAGATATACGTCAATGTCCTTACTTTTGCTCATGTTTTCCCTCCAATAGCTCCGAATTCTCAAAGATAAACGTGTATCCCTTAACGGTGTTTCGTTTACCTTGAAGTACCAGCGTAATGTCACCGTTTGACTTCAATCCCAGAAAGTATTGTGCATCTTTCACTGACTTAAACTTTCCAACCTCAGCGCCATCTTTCAGCATTAAAATTGGTTTTTGTTTCTTTTCAGATACTTCGGCAACGCCTTTGATGTAATTCTCATTCCACGAAAGCCATTGCATATTACGAAACTCATAACCCCTATATGGATTGATTCGATCTACAGAAGGCTTTGATTTTTTGGAGTAGTCATCGGCCACCCAAAGATTAAACAGCCTCAAAAACTCAGAGTTATTCATAGCCCATGTCTTAAATTCACCAAGAGTAAAAGGAAGCGTTCCGTATCCCTTCAACTCGTTTCTGCTAGATAATTTTTGAAACAAGTTAGTCAGCATTCCATTGGGAACATGCCTATACACGGCGGTCGCATTGTTGAAGCTTGCCTTCGCTTTTTTATCCCATGCTCTGAACTTAATCTCTCGTTTCATTTCTGCACAACCTCTCCGACTTCGCTGGGTTTAATGGCAAAAAGGTCTTCTTCATTTCGGTGGTTTTGCCACGAAATCATGCTGTATCTACGAATACTTCCACCCAATTTATGCACCGGTAGGTCGCAAAATAGCTGTGTGTCGATAGAAAGATTGGAAATGATTTCTGAAATACTGTATAGCTCTGCCACTTCTGGGTTGATAGCATACCCTGCGAATGAACGTTCTTCATCTTCCTTAGTGCGATGACCATAGAAAAGTGGTTCAGCTTTGCTTGAATGTTTTGCTGTCATCAGCAAATATTCCCTTTTATCCTGTTTCATTTATCCGCCTCCAATTTCACGCTTGTTGTCGATTTTCCATTCATCGCTTCCACGATGCGGTCGCGGTCGGCGGGAGTGATTTTCTGATAGCCAGTGTCCAGCAAATAAACGAGCTGTCCATTTTTCTTGCCGACACTTCCGGCGGTGTCAGTCATCGTCTTGATGACGTACATTGTGTTGATGTAGTCCCCGCTGTCTAACTTTACTAATGTCATTTTGACGACTCCAATTTCACGATTAGCCCTGTTTCCTCAACGCGCCAGACACCTAGCACCAATGCACGAGCAACTGCTACTTGGTTGTTAGCCATCCAGCGTTGCCAATCATAAAGGCCATTAATTCCCATTGCTGAAATGTTATCGCCAAGGTGCCAAAATACGTCTAGCAACCCCCACTGTCTCGGTTTCTTTGCTTTGATAATATAATCACTCACCGCTTCCGGAATCACCGGCAGATCATCTGGCAAGGCGGCAGCATATCTGTTCATCATTTCGCTATAATCAACCCACCCGCTTTTCGCCGCGTGGTTCATCGCTACTTCGAATACGTCCCGTTTCATCTCATTGCTCATAGCACGCACCTTCTTTGGCAAGAGATAGAAGACGAACAACATCTTCCGGTTTGTGACCATCATATTCAGGCGACTCAGGTAGCTCGCGTACACCATCGAACAAATACCACTGTGAATCAGGATAGTGATAGGTATACTGCCCTTCTGGTGTCTCAATTCCGCACAAGAAATATCCTGCAAAGCCATTACCGTCTGACTGGGTATGCGTGCGCCATGATTGATGTGGGTATGCTTTTAGCAAGGCAGCAAACAAAACTGCACGGTGAAAATAAAGATCGCCAAAGGTATGACTTCCATCAAAAATCTTGTCGGTCTGGTCACCTTCTAGTTGCTGATGAATTTCCCAATTTATCTTTCTGATTTTCTTACTTGGTGCCATCGTCAGTCACCTCTTCTTTCTTGCAGTCTTGCAAGTGATAATGATTTATTTCTAGCTTTGTAAATTTGGCTTCTGGACGATCAAGATCAATGTGAAACGAGTCAGCAGCATTGCAAATTTCATGATCAATCTTGTAAAAATAGCTGTCGTCCGTATGTGGCACCTTAACGTTGTATTTCTTCTCATTTTCAACGGTGTAGCCATTGACGTAAGCCTCCACGAGTAGTCTCTCCAATTCATATCCGCTACCAGCATTTTCAGTAATATACTTTGCTGGCCACACATAAAGATGTGCATCTTCAACGATCTTTGCTTGTTCCTTGCTTAGCATCACCTTTTTAGGCTCCTCAACGAACGTGACAACGTGGCCGCCACGATCATTAGCCACTTGTTCAGCCTGATCCTTACTAGTCGTTGTGGGACAATCTGAGCTGTATAATGCCCAGAAACCGGAACTATCCAAAAAGTCCCAGTATATACCTTCATCGTTCTTAACCGCGTACAGTTTTTCTTCGCTCATTTTTCGTCCTCCTGTTTGATTGGCACTAGTTTGTAGTCCACATCTTCGTACATGACGCCTACGACCTTGCCAGTCTCTTTGCTGACGTAGATGTCATCGAACGTGTCGTCTCCTGTTTTCATTGGTCGTCCTCCTCACACACTTTTTGTGAAGAACCTGTTTGCATACCGTTTGAACTCTTCGCGCTTTTTCTCGGGCATTCCTGTCCTCTCTGCTTCTGGAAGCCTTCCTTTTTTCCGAAGATCGTAAATCTTGTTTTTTATGGCATCATATCCCCGATTGAAAAGCCTCTGTAACTCTTCGTAATTCTCAACGATGCCATAACTATCAAACTTGACGCTTTGCAACAAAGCGGTTTCTTCTTCATGCGTCCATTTTCTTGTACGGGCGTATCCATTGTTACGCCAAAATTCCTGAATCCCATATTTGGTTCTACCCGTTATTATTGCTATTTCTTCGTACGTATAGTTTTGCTCAATCAGACTGGCAATCATCTTTTTCTCGCTTTTTGAATAAAGACTGCGATATTTTTCTTGCTGATTATTTCTGCAAAATTTTGGAAGCTTTCCTTTTTTCCGAAGATCATTCACAACATGTTCAACGCTAGATATTGTCCTGCCAAACATTTCGGCAAGGTCTTCATAGTTTAGGATGGCGTTTGTATCTGCGGCCATAATCACTTCATTTTTCACACGGTCAATTTCATTTTGCGTCCAAAATTTGTATACTCTACCTTGTTTCATATCGTTCACCTCACAAAGCGGCCATTAACTGCCCGATCTTTGCATCCGCCGAAGTCTCTGTATCTTTCAGCAAATGGATATAGACCTTCTGGGTTGTCAGCGAGCTAGAATGGCCTAACCGTTTTGCGACAGCCTGTAAGTTGATACCTTTGCCAATCAGTAATGATGCATGTGTATGCCGCAATCCGTGTGCTGATATAACGGGAACGCCTGCATTCTCACAATGACGTTTCAAGATGTCGTTAATGGTCTCGTTGTATATACGCTTTCCGTCTGGTACAAATATTGGCTTATCTTTCGGCAAATTCTGGATCAGCATTGCAAACTTTGCTGCAGTTTTGTAATCAAGTGCAATCGTTCGCACAGATGATTTATTTTTTGTAGGGGCAAACTTACCTGTTGCGCTTTTGTAATCCCAAGTTTTGTTAATTCTTAGTGTCAAAGAGTCTAAATCGAAGTCTGCCGGTGTTAGCCCGAGAGCCTCTGCAAATCTAAGTCCCGTCTTGGCAAGCAGTAAAATCATGTAATCGTAATCTAGCTCTTTTCCCAAATTGAGATCTTGGAGAAGTTTTTCTAATTCTTCTGGCTGCAAAAACTTAATCTTGTGTTCTCTGTGCCTCGTTCCGCCAATAACTGCGCGCAAGGTTGGATCTCGCTTAATCAGTCCTTCGTCTAGAATGTCCTGAATCACGCATTTTAGCTGGTGATGAAAGTCCATGCACGTTTGATGCTCATGTGTCTCTGCATACTGGCTAAGAAGCTGCTGATAGCTTCTGCGGGTAAGCTGTGTCACCTTTAGTTGTGGTGCCAACAATTTGATCACTCGCTCGGTGTTCTCCCACTTGCGATAGGTCACTGGGGTCACATAATTGTGCTTGTATGTCTCAATCCACTTTTTGAAATAGGTCTGAAATAGCTGTTCATTTCTCTTCAAGTTTGTCCTCCTTTCCCGCTGCTAATTCCTGAATGACTTCGTTGTATCTTGCGGGTATCTCTGTTGATTCAATGTGATTTTGTTCAGGCTCTAGCCATTGTCGAATATCAAATTCTTGTTCAACGTCTTTGCTATGCGGCATCACATTCACTGTGCTGAAATGCAAATAGTCGTCTTCATCGTTCTGA